TCTTTATGTTTAGGATCGTACTCAAAAAAGTACATTGAACCAATAAACGCGTTGCCTGTTAATTTTGCTTTGCCTCTGCCTTTATCTTTAGTGTTCAATAATCTCTCTGAGGTAATTTCTTTACCTGCCGCTGTCTTAGCTTGTTTACGATACCATTCTATCGACTGCTTAGAACGCCCAGGGAGTTCCCCACGTCTTACGCCTTTCGCTAATATGTCTGAAAAAAGTGTTGCCATGTTATTTTCCGTAGATCTCTTTCTCTGTCATAATTGTAAATAGCCAACCTCGGTCAGCACAAAAACCCTGCGCTGCTTTCCATTTAGCTTCGTTTACGCCCCAAGTTTTAACTTCGTTTAAATACCTTCGTGATACTCTACCAGTTTTAGTCTTATTCTTATTAGATGGATTAGGCGGTTTACACTGTGCAGCCGGTTTAATCTCAATCATAATAGTTTGTGTCTTATTTAACCCATCCTTTTTATGTACAATGACATCTGGAAAGTATCTATGAATTCTACCGTCAACTGGTGAACGATAAGGTACAACTACTTCTTCAGATTGCCACCAAATAACATCTGGGTGGTCGTCTACCCATTTAAATACTTTAACTTCCCACAGAGACCTATAAATAATCTTAGATGGATCACCTTTATATTTTCCGGGGTTCTTAGGTCTAAATCGACCGCTATATGCCATAATGAATTTCCGTTCTAATTGTATAAATAACTAAATAAATATCCGTATACCATATTTATCAAAACAAGCGGACTAGGATAGGAAAACAATAATGGCAAGACCAGAAACATATATGAAGGAAAGACGTGGATTGGATTTTGCACGTCTTTCGTTTCCCGAGGCACCGTTCCCGCACTCTATACAATTTATATTTAAAAAGTATGATTATAATGAGTATGTTCGTAAGAGCAAGACTGGTAATTTAAACGGTGACGGTACTGGTGGTGATGAATCAACTCAGTGGGCAAACGCTAATGCAAGAGCAGGCCGAGCTCAGGAAAAATCATCAAAGGTTATTGAATTACCAATGCCGGCAGATTTAGTTGATAACACAGGTCTTTCTGTTGATGGCTTTGAGCGTACTTTGTTAGAAACAGGTGTAATGGATGCGATAGGCGGTAAAGGTGGTGGAATGGCCGAACTATTACAAGGTCTTGGCAAGTCAGGCATGGCGGCTTATATGGACGACAGCGGTGCTGATGATGGTGCAAGAGCTCAGCTTGCCAAGAGTCTAAAAGTTACAGCAAAAAGCCTTGGTGCTGCGTTTGCGGAACTTGGCAAACAGACTATCGGTAGTCTTAGTGGTATGGGTAATGCTATTAATACTCTTAGAGGTTCAGCAACCAATCCGCAAAAGACATTGTTCTTTAATGGTGTTGATCTTAGATCGTTTGATTTTAGTTTTTCATTATTCCCAGAGAGTCCTGCAGAAGCCGAAACAATAAAACAAATTATTAGAGAAATTAAATATCATACATTACCTAAAGTACAATCGCTCGCCGCTGACGATACTGGTGCAGCAGGAGATGCTCTAGGTACTGCATTCTCTAAAGCATTCTTAGAATATCCAGCAGTTGTGTTTATTAATCTATTGGGTGTTGACGAATCACACTTTACAAAATTCAAACCGTGCATGGTTAAAGGATTTAACGTTTCATATGGTGGCGCAGGTAACGCAACAATTGCAGAAGGCGGAGTACCTGCACAGGTCGATTTCCAATTGTCATTACAAGAAATAGAAATACAGACTGCTGAAGATTACGCACCAGTCCAGACTGAAGGAACATAGGCATGAAATATTTCGAGAATTTTCCAATAATAAATTACGAAGGTAGAAGAGTAAGAGATATTACTCGAAGAGCCTCGTTTATAAAGGCAGTGACAAATAACCCTTACGTCTATTATCCTTATACTGTTAAAGAAAACGAAAGGGCTGAAGATATCGCATTATCATATTATGGTTCCGTAGATTATATTTGGTTGGTGTACATGGCAAATAACATTATAGATCCTTATTACGAATGGACTATGAGTACTCAAACCTTTAACGATTACTTGGTATCAAAATATGCAGAAGAATCAGGTCGTACTGGTGAAGATGTTATTGATTGGACAAAAGACACCACGATTGATGAAAACATTTTGTATTATATAAAAACAGTTTAGGAATTAGCAAATGGCAGTTGATAGTATTATCTTAGCACCGGAATCTTTCCGAACAATTTATCTTCGTCGCGAGGATCGCGTGATTATGCGAACTGAACGTGGACAGAAGATTATTATTAAAAGAATTGTTCCTGACGATTGGGTTGCTTATCGTGTCTTTGAACACGAAACGTTAACGAACGAAAATAAGAAAGAAATATTTTTGTTTGATAATACATACTTAAATCAATTAACTGCGCAATTTAAAGCCAGTGTAAGTAATCAATAATGGAAACATTTAACCCTGGGTACTGTACAGTCGAAGGTGCGTTACTTCAATCACACGGTGGCGAGCAAAAAGAAATAGCTCCATTAATATCTGCGGTTAACCTTGCTCAGGGTTTAGACAGGGCATCTTATAGAGTATCTATCTTAATAGCCGATTCTATTGGATTGTTACATAACTTTCCAATTAAAGGTGAAGAAAAGTTATACATGAGTTTAAAGTCGCATGACCTTCAAACTAAAATGGATTTAAACCTTCAGTTAGTAGGCGTTAGAGACGTACAGCAAGCTGGTGAAAAAATGACGTATACTATTGATTTACTTTCGACAAGTTCTTACGAGGCAAGTTTAAAGCATATCACTACTGCGTTTAGAGATAAGTCCGCAAAGTATTGTGCAACGCAGTTATTTAAAAGTGGCTATGGTAATATAACAGAAACAGGAAAGGCTGAAACTGCAACTCTATACAAGTTTACTAAAGATGCACAACGAGTATTTGTTGCTGAAGAATCAACAGGCAAAATGAAAGTAACAATTCCACATTACCCGCCTGCTTCTGCAATGAACTTTATGGCAAGAAAAGCATATAGCTCGAAGTCGCTATCTTCTATGTTTAGATTCTTTGAAACTGTTAAGGGATACTTTTGGGTAACTGACGAATGGTTATTACAAAATGGTAAACGATCAGGTGTAAAGAAACTAAGCTACTCTGCTGGAACACTTATTCCATTAGATCCAAGAAAAGGTAGTGCAATTATAGAAAGTATTGAATCGTTAAACTTTAACGAGCAAGTAAACACAATGGCTGATGTTGGTGGCGGTGGTTATAAAAATAAAGTCGTTGAGATTGATTTAGTTCAGCATACTAAAAAAGTTTATAGTTATGACTATCTAAAAAGTAAAAGATCATATAAAGGTATGGGTGGTGAAGCGCCAACTGCTGAAGGTCAAAAACATTCTAATAAGTTTATTAAAGAAACCTTTACAGACTCAAACGCACCAACTACTTTTATTATAAGAGATTGGTCAGCACCAGGTTTTGAAGCAAAGCCAGAGAGTGCAGTTAGAGAAGAACAATTTAATCATGAGATCATGTCTAATAGAATTGCGTATAATTATCATTTAACAGATTCTTCTGCGACCGCTACTATAAAAGGCAGATTAGATATTAAGCCGGGAGATATTATTGATGTTACAGTACAAGAACCCGACGTTTCGTTAGGTGAAGGAATGAATAAAAGACAAAGCGGTTTGTATTTGGTGTTTGGCACTGAACACAGTATTGTTATGGAAGAACTAACCACATCGTTTAGTTTAGTTAAATATGATTGGGATAAAGGTTATGCTGGGTAATAGCGGAGTATCAACTCCACAATTCTTTATTGGCGTTGTAGAAAACAATGTTGATAAAACAATGGAAGGCAGAGTTCAAGTAAGAGCTTTTGGTTTGCATGGTACACACGAAGATATCGAGACGCAAGATTTGCCTTGGGCAATTTGTGCGGCAGGTAATTACGACCCAAACAATTTCATTCCGCCACTTAATTCTTTTGTTTATGGTTTATTCATTGATGGAAGATTAGCACAGCATCCAATGGTTCTTGGTTTAATCCCAGGAACATATAACAAAGAAGCAGATCCTGCTGTGGATGGCTTTGGCGTTATCGCAGAAAAAGACGGTGATTTATTAGGAAGAGGATATGGACCTAGAGACTTTAACTCCGGGGGTGGTCCTGATAAGTTAGCTCGTGGTGAAAATCTATTAGAAACATATCTATTAAGTATGGCAGCTAATAGAGTCCACGATCAAAAGATTGCTGAATCAGATGAAACGTGGGCAGAGCCACCACCAGCTTACGCTGCAAAGTATCCATATAATAAAGTAATTAAAACAGCAAATCATAGTATTGAATTAGATGATTCTCCTGGTGCTGAACGTATTATGATTCATCACAGAGCAGGTTCTTATATTCAAATAGACTCTATGGGTACTGTATCTGAAAGAGCACAAGGAGACCGTTATGAAATTAACAT